TGTTATAAAAGAAAATGCAGAAGATTGAAATAGATTAGGTTGTCGAAGATGTAGAAACCTTATCTTATCACCCTCTTGTATCAACGGATACTTGTTATCTAACTTCTGCTTGTTGATAAGGTGATTGTATAGGATGGCCCCCTTGACATGGATGGGAGCGCCTTTTGCAAATAACTGTGACTCACCACGAAACTTTTGCACACCATTACAACTACGGGGATACGCAATATCCTCTGGTGGTAGCTTCATGAACTCTTCTCGAAACTCCTGTATGAACTTGTTCAGTGTCTTTTCATTACCACTCATCATTATCTTGAGAGCTTCCTTAATCTTCTCTCGACATGGTGCAGGGGTGCTTGACTTAACTGCTTCGATACCCATGATCTTGAGTTTGGGTTCCTTGTATCGCACACCTTCCATGTCATAAACATTTAAGATGTAACGTTTCTTTGCAGTCCAGATACCCTTGTCTGCGATTGCTTCTCTTGCCATGAACATCTTCTGTTCATATGCGTTCATACTCTTAGCAAGAGCTTGATAACTTTTGCTAATAAAAGGTTCCAACTTCTCTTCTGCAAGACGGTCCAAGAAATTGACGATTTCCTCATCTGTTCCTCCCGATTTAAACACTTTCCTAACCAGAAGGTCAAGCGTAATATATAGCGAGTCTGTATCACTTGCAATAACATAGTCAACCTTGTCAGTTTTAAGAATTTTGTTAAGATGTATATTGATAGCCTTTTCAATCCATCGTATAGATAACTGACCACTGCTTGTAATCGCAGTAGCAACCAACAAATCGAAATAGCGAAACCAATTATTGCCAATAGCACCATACGCTGAATTAAGAGAAATCTTTTTTGCCATTTGGATGTTTTCGTATCTAGATATAAGTTTGAGCTGTGCCGGGTCACCAAGGTTTTCATATTCTTGTTTAGCTTCGAGAAGAAGTTTTTTATACTTGACACGATCATTGTACATGTTCTCCATTAACTCTGGCAGAAACCCTTTTACATCTTTACGGAAAAATGCACCGTTTGGAGTCATGCAATATTCTGTATCATTCTTTGCTTTTCCATCAAGGAGTTTATCTACCATACCTTCAACAATTTTTGCACCACCGTTCACCAGTGTTTCTGGTGAGATGTTATATTGCATAATCAAATGTGGATACAAACTGTTTAGATCAAATGACATAACCCATTTATGCATACCCACCTGTGGGTCTTTGACATAAGCACCCTCAAACTTTTCAGTCTTTTCATGCTCTTTCTTCTGTGGAATGACTATGTTCTTCTTGCGTAGGTGATTGTAAATTACATTATCCCAGTAACGAACCGAACCAAGAACATCAGTCATGTTAACCTTAGCATCATACGCCATAGTTAGACACAATTCAATCAATCGCATCTTGTCTTCTAGTTTGTCAACAAGTTCAACGTCTGTGATGTTGTATTCGATAAATGATTGCCAGTCTTTCTGATACCACTCTTTGAATGTCTCATATGGATTACCGTCCTTGCGTTCACCTAACTCTACGAAAGCGATATGGTCTAAGGTATATCGTTCCTGATTGGTATATGTAAACTTACGATACAGATCAAAATAATCTAGTGCAGCGACACCGTAAATAGTATAGACTTGATGTTTGCGTCCCATCTGATATACTTCACGGTCATGCACTCTACCCCAAGGCGATAGTTTTTTCACAGACTCCTCGTCAAACACTTTTGCAATACGATTGCACAGATAGGGGATATCAAAAAACTCTGTGTTCCAACCAGTGACAACATCTGGTTCAATGATAGACCATTGATGCACGAACTTACGAAGCAAGTCAGCCTCGTTTTCACATAAGATATATGTCACATCATCACGATTATTCTGAAACTCATGTAGACCCCAGACGATGATACTTTTAGTTTGATGATTTTTGAGAGTGATTGATAGAAGAGGTTCTTGAGCTTCTTTAGGATTAGGAAATCCGTTCTCACACTCAACCTCAATATCAATCGTTATGATACAGATTTGATCTTTGTTCCACTCTACATCATTTGGATATTCATCACTGAGAAAACAATACGCATACTGATTGTTACCAAAAATTACATCTTGATTCTTGCGACTGTCATACCAATCTTTTGCCTCTTGAATAGAATCAAACGGATGAGGTAACACATGTCGGCCGTCTAAAGTTTTGTAACCTGTGGGTTCATGCACTAGATCAAAAAGTGTTGGTTGATACCGAACTTTCTTTTTGATACGTTGTCCATTTTCAACACCTCTATAAAAGATAGTGTTGCCCCATTGAAGTGCATTTGTATAGAAGTCCATTATCAGACTATATCACCTTTGTAGTTATTTGTCAAGACCAATTGTCACGATTCATATACGTTTTAAATATTTCCTGTGTAACGTTTTTATCCTTTACAACACTTTCAATTCCCTCAAAACCTGGCGTTGCATTTACCTCAAGAACATATGGTTGTTCTTTTTCTCTATCTTTTGCCGGTAATAGGTCCACACCAACCACATCACCCTTTACTAAATTAGACGCTTTAATTGATGTTTCTATTTCCATGTTAGTGAGTTCTATAGACTCTGTGGTTGCGCCCAAAGATGCATTACTTCTGATATCACCAACCATAGTATTTCTTCTCATCGCAGCCATCACTTCACCATTTACAACTAAAACTCTCATGTCGTATTCTATTTTGATATACTCTTGAAGTAGCAAATCTATATGAGGTTTTATAAAATGAATCATTTGAACAGTGGGGTGCAAAGACCTAAAACTTTCAACTATGATCACTCCCACACCAGTTTGACTCCCGCTAGATGATTTTAGTATTAGTGGAAACTTTAAACCATTTTCTTCTATAACTCTCTTTGAATCATCAGAATAAGATAGTGGAATAGTTTTAGGAGTTTTCAATCCATTCATTCTAAACAACTGATCGCAGTAATATTTACTAGAACATAAATTCCAATTCTCAACAGACGGTATTGTTTTAAACCCCCTATCTTCTAGTATTTTTATGTTGTCCACCCATCTACGATTTGCCGTGTAACCATAAGTTCCTAGACCTCTAGTGAAAAGTAAAGTGTTTTCTGGATCAACTTGAATTGGTTTTTGATACGATGTTTTACCATCCTCAGTAGGCCTTATCGCTCTACCATCCTCATCAAAATCGAAAGAGTTAAAAAACGTCTTTCCATTTTTTTCAGACATAAAAAATCCAGTGTGCTCAATATTGAACACCTCTATACCAAGTTTTTTAGCAGGATCATTAAGCAGACTAAATTCTGTTCTTTCCTTTTCACCAACATCACGAATGCTACCCATCGTGTTATTAAACATGATTAACTTATAAGGTTTATCTTTCTCTTCTGCTATAAAAGACTTGAAGTTTTCCAAGGTTCTAATCTCGCTTTTTTCCTATGTTATATTTTGTTTCAAGAATCCAGTTTGACTTTTCTTTATATGATATAACTTTAATTTGACTTAGAGGAGCTGCTGGTTCAGTCTTACCTAAAACTTCAATCAGTCCCCAATCATTCAAAAGATTTACAATAGTATTTCTTCTTGCTATATCGTTCTCAGATAAGTTAGTATTTTTTCCATCCAGTGCAAATAACTCTTTGAAATGAACAATGTAATACTTCCCTTGCTTATGTAAAATATGACAAGACTGATATAACTTTTTCTCTTTTCTTGAAGCAACTCCAATGCGAGAAAGTGTTTCTCTAACTTTTAAGAAATCGTCTGGTTCTTTCAGACCGATCTCTAACATATCATTTTGTGTCCAACTAACCTGTTCCATTTTTTCCGCCTTTTCTTGTTCTTCGTTTTAGGGCAGAAATTTGTTCATCATCAAGTATATCAAGAGCAGCCTTTGCTTTTTCATTATTATAGCCATAATACTCTTTTACATACTCTAGATCATCTAATTTCTTCGCCTTCATCCAAGGAGAAAATCTGTTCCTTGGTCGCAGACTATTTAGGAAAAAGTCAAATTGTAGTTTGTTGTCTACATGTGGTAGAGCGTTCATCTCATTGGCAAACAATATGGTGTCTTGAAATGGCATGAGACATTTGTTTACGACAAAAGGTGGATACTTCTTTTCCCACGTTTCATCATCATCGTCCATCAAGGGTTCTTTTGTCTTGTTGATTGCTTTTAAGTAATCTTTTAATTCATACATATATCAATATTAGTCGAAAGGGTTCGCCTCTCTCCATCTCCAAAAAAGGGACACACTTGATGTTTCAACCAGATAGGAAACATTACTAACTTACCTATCTCTGGCTGAATGAATGATTCTGTCGAGTGTCGAAAGTTAGATGTATCCATATAACCATTAGCACCCCACACAAACTGTGTCCATCCATCACAACTACCAGAACTGTCAGTCATACTCACCATCTTATCTGAATCAGTTCCCTGTATTTGTGGGGGAACTTTAAGAAACAAAATACACGATACACCAAGACCAGCAGTACCATGTTCATGCAACGGATTGTAATCTCCAGCGTAACTATGTATAGACCACATAGAAGTAATGTCCATACTCTTTGCAACAATATTATGTTCTTTAGAATACGTTGCAGCCATTGTCTTTAAAAACTCACCTAGTTTTTTTGGCACAAGGTCATTCATATCAAGTTGTAGTTGAGCAGACTTTTTATCTTGTCGTATCTGACCCACTAATTGATTAGAGTGATCTTGTAGTTTATGGTTGTCAATATATTCATTTATCGTGCCAACCATACTCTTGTCTAATACTGCAAACAATAACTTGAGTGCAGGCATTGTGGACATATGCATAGGCACTTGCATTAAGTTCTCCCACTGTCGTAACCTATTTGTCCCTCATACTTTGGGGGATCAACTGCCTCTGATTGAATGTAACACTTAAACACAATGACGCTTCTTAAACTGTAAGAAAGTCTAGACACAGGCATTGCTTGATGTAATCTTTTGGCTGGAAACACAAATAATCTATTACCCACATACTCAACATGTTCTTCAATTTTTTCATCACTCTCATCCCATATGACAGTTCCACCACCCCAATTTTTTTTCCAATCCATTATTGGATAATATATCATAGTGAAGTCACCATCATCTTTGTGTGGTTGGGGCTCTATGCCATGAGTGTGTGCGTTGAAGTAAATTCTTCTATAAGTGTTAACACCATATTTTTCTTTAAAATCATACTTGTTGATCAAGTTGCTCCATATGGGTATCAACCACTCAAAATTATTATTTTGAAGGTCACTGTCATTTTTACCAGCGTGTCGGTGCCAGTGATATATTGGTTTAGTATTATCTGACCTATGTTGATACTGCCACATAAATTCTTGGTCAGTTAATAGATGGTGAACAAATTGTGCCTCATGATTTTCAAGCACGTTGTCGTATACATCAATCATTTAAACTTTGCCCTTGCCATAATTTCTGTCAGACATGCAAGAGTGTTGATCTCTTGGTCAGCGACAAACGCCGCCTTATACTGATACTCGCCAAGTATAACAACAACGTGGGGAATACTACCGCCATCCACACTATCGTAAAGGTTATCATAAAGACAACGAAAAAGACGAGTTGGATCATTGTCAAGATTGTCCACAACCCACTCACGAACATTGGTAAACTCCTTGTTTTTCATGAAACTTATTAGTTGTCCCATGTTATCGTTTGTTATATTTACAAGCACTCCAGCGTCTATTTTACCCGACACAGAATAACGTTGTAACTCATTTATAACTCTACGCCAGTCAGGAAAATACTTTTGTATAAGAGAAACGACAGCTCTTTTTTCATAGTCAATATTTTCTTGTTTGAGTATATTTAGTGACCTTACAAAGAACTCACCTTGCAATACTCTAGATTGATCTTTTGGTACAGAAAAATCATAAACAGGACAACGAGACAATAGTGCTGGAATAATTCTGTTAACATAATTACAAGTAAGAATGAAACCGCAATTGGCAGAAAACTCTTCAACCATCCCTCGTAAAGCAGGCTGTGTAGAATTTGAATTTAAATAATCGGCCTCGTCTATAATCAAATATTTTCGCCCTCCGTGAAGTGAGACTGTTGAGGCAAAATTTTTCAGCTTCACTCTCAGGGTATCTATCCCAGATTCTTCAGAACCATTGATCATCATATAAGTCAGACCAAGCTGATCAAGCATTGCTTTTGCAACCGTTGTTTTTCCAACGCCTGGAGGGCCTGCAAATGTGACGTTAGGAATATCTCCACTAGTCACAAATTCAGATAGAGTTGTCTTTATTTCTTTAGGTAGTACGCACGATTCGATATCAGTCGGCCGATATTTTTCGACCCACAAAAATTCTTCCATAATATATTCTCCCTATCAACCATACTTAGATTCTGGTTCAAGGGCGATAAAGTATTCAATGTTCACACCATTGGCATGAGAAAATTTAGATATATTTTTTGATGATACACTTACATCATAAGTTCCAGGCAGAATTTTTAGGTTCTCAACTTTGAACCAGAACTTATAATCAACAACTTCTGATCCTTTTTGCACAATAGGCAAAGAGTAATCGTTGGCTGTGTCATTCTTTTTATCAGTAACTTTAAGACCACTAGAGTCAAGACACATATCAGGCGCACCGATAACTGCGGCAGCTTTAGTAACGTCTGATAATTCTTCACTGGACAAAGAGAATGTAATATCTGGATCAGGCATCGTGATTTCTTTTGTTAAAGTTGTCACCACTGAAGGGTCCGAATACCAGTATCGGGCTTTTCTTCCAGAGCCTTCTTCACTCAAGACAACATAATCATCTTGAAAGTCTAAGTCTGGATTATTAAACAAAGACAAAGTTGCAAGAAATTCATTTAGATCGTAGATGGCAACATCACGTTCAAACGTTTCAGAAACCTCTGCGCTTGCAACAATATTCTTCATGGCACTCATGGTTGAAAGATTTGACCCACACTTAATCATCAAGTTCTGATTAATAGTCGAATAGTTTTTCAACACAGAGATGGTTGTATCAGTTAATTTCATTATCTAGTTTCTCCATTTCATTAATGTATAGTGCAATAATACCATAGTGAATTACTTTTAGCAAGTCCCTACGGTTCTTACCACCTTTTTTTCCGTATCGCTGTGCATACTTCATAATGTTACCGATACAAAAACCTTCGCCGTGACCACCGTCTATGATGAACTCTGTAGCTTGAAACTTGTTCTTACTATAGTGTTCATCATAGGTAGAGTCGATATACTTTT